ATTTTCGTTGAAGAGCAAAAGAAGCTTCGTGTTCGAGTCGGGCGTAAACGGAGTTTGCGAAGGAACAAAATTCGCCGTGTATCTGGCCGAATTTGAAACCCGCAAATTCTTGATGAATCCGTTAAGCTGGCCGCTGAGCGAACTGGTGCACCCGATAAAAACACCAGCCGTCGAAGCATTCATATTCTTGCCGGTCACATCCTCGGTGTTTCCGTTTTGAATACCGTCGATGAAAAGCCGGAGATTGTTTCCGCTCCGGCAAGCCGCGAAGTGATACCAGCGGTCTTTGACCGGCGTGTAGGCGTGCGAGGAGTAATACTCGGTATTCAAAAAATAAACATGAAATCCAGGCGTTCCTCCTGTGTCGTAAATCGCAAGCGAAATCCCGTTGGTGTTGCCGCCAATCGTGATGGCTTGCGTGCTAGCCGGAGTCGCCGCCCACTTCACCCAGCATTCGAGTGTCCAATCGCCGGTGCCGAAATCCCAATCCGCATGATCCGGAACCGTCAGATAATCCCCGCTTCCGTCCAAGGCAAGGCAGGGCGAAAGCACCGACGTCGCCGGTGTATCGAAATGCAAAAGAAGCTTGGTATTCGAATCACTCACGAATTGAGTCGTCGAGGGAGTGAACGCGGCCGTATATCTTGCCGAATTGGAAACTCTCAATTCCTTGATCCATCCGTGAAATCCCCAGTTTTGAAGCGCGTCTGCGCCGATATCAAGATCGGACGACGATCCCGTTATATTGTGTGAGTTAGTTGTGCTCGCGATTTCGATGCCATTTAGAAATAGCTTTACCGTCGATCCACTTCGGCAAACCGCGACGTGATACCAAACCATTGTGCGAACGGTGCATGAGGTATTAAAAACGAGACTTCCGTTCGTTCCCCATGTGATGACGGATCCGGTAAAGTTCAGCTCCCAATCACCCGCGCCGGTATTTCGATTCCGAGTTATGGGCATCCCATTGCCGCCGGTGCTGTAAAACATAAGCCACATCTCAACGGTGTAATCACCTGTTCCAAAACTCCAATCGGAATGATTCGGAACAACAATTTTGGGATTCGTTCCTGAAGCGGAGTGATCACCGGCGAAGAAGCCAGCCGATTTATTAAACTGATACGGAATGAGTTTCGCGCTACTTAAATCTTTGACCATTTTTGAAGATCCTGCTGTTTCGGAATCTAAAAAAATGGAAGTTCTGTAATCAGAAATTAAAACTAACTTGCCCGCGCCGTTTGTCGTGACTGTCTTCGGCGTGGTCTCGCTGTCGACAAATGTCGTTGCGTGGAGCGCTTCTTCTCCGAGAAGTAAAAGTTTTGTATTTGAATCGGCCGAGAATAAGCTGGTGGCAGGCACAAAATCCGCAGTATACCTAGCCGTGTTTGAGATTCTTATCTGTTTCATCCACCCGTTAAATTCAGCCGCGCCGGAAAGGATTCTTCCGATATATATCAAGTTCGAGGATCCTGAAATACTTCCCGTATCGGAAATCGGTGAGCCGACTGCTTTTCCATTCATGTAGACTTTAAGAGTTCCGGAACTTCTCACTGCGGCGGCGTGGTACCACTTGTCTGCTACGGGCGTAAAAGAGAAATTTCTGTCGGCCCCGCCACTTATGTTTATCTGCATGTTTCCGGAGCCGCTATAAAGAAACCTCACGCCTGAGCCACTTCCAGCGCCTTGCATGTCCATGATCGAGCTTTGGGCTACACTTGACCATCTAACCCATGCTTCAATCGTGAAATCCCCTGTGCCAAAGTCCCAGTCCGCGTGATCAGGAACCGTTAAATAATCTCCCGACCCGTTAAAGAAAATTGCTTTTGACTGCCCGCCTTGAGGCGCGTTGTTCTGAACAACCAATTTTGTGTTTGAGTCGATACCTCCGCCAAGCCGCGCTGGCGCGTAAAGTTTGTTTGGGGAATCGTAGCTTTGATTGACGCTGTTGACCGTATCGATCCCCGATTGATCTTGGTAGTCGTCCATCACTCCATCCTCAAACTTTTGGACGCTGAGAGAACCTTGGACGGCCTGCCTGAACGCAAGCACTGCCAAATTATCCCGAAGCACATCGATCTCGGCCCCCGTCACGCCTTTAATGAATTCAAGGCCCGTTTCATCCGACTTCACGCGAACTTGTTTCGTCCCGTGACCCGCGTAACCGGTCGGCGCATCCGTGAGCTGAGTGAATTTGCTGGCACCCATGGCAAAAAACGGCCGGACATCTTGGTAGACGTAGCCCTCGGTCGCGTCGGTGTCCTTATCCTCGTAATTCAGAATCCGATCCATCGTCGTCTTGCAATAGACGAGGCAAATAGGAATGCTGTCGCCCGGAACGCCTGACCAAAGCGGTACCGGCGATACATTCTCGACGCCGATCACCCAGGCCAAAGAACCGCCCGCGTTCAGCGTCAAAATATCGATTCGCGGATTTGATGACGGTGCGGTGACTGTCGGAGAGTTGCCTCCGCCGAAAGCAATCGGTATGAGGTTGCGAAAAAACTGATTGAAGAAGCCCTCGACCAAGGACGCATTCACTTTGAGCGTCATATTCGGTGTCCCTTGCGCCCGGGTCCGAAGCGGCGACAAGTCGCCTTGAAAAATCGCCGACAGAGCGTTACGCATGTCCTGAGCGACGCGCGAGCCGCCGTCAGCTGGTTTTGTGGATTCGAGAGTCGATGGATTTTGAGGAAAAGTCGTTTTTGCCATGGTTAATACCCTTTCGCGTTGTAATTGATATTGCCCGCCTCGAAGCTTGCGCTTTGCGGATTCCAAAGCTTCACCGTGAACTGCGCGGCGTCCTGGCTTGTCACGGTCGGCATTTTCGCGGTTGACCCCACGTTCGTGATGATGAGCGATTCAAGCTTAAAAAAGCCGTTCAGAGGAACCGACGTACCGCCCGCGTTGATGCTCACGTTAAGCGCCGATTGCTCCACATCGGGCACGTCGATGTTGTACCGGGCTTTGAACAAACGGATGGGTTTGAGCGGATCAGACGTTTGAAGCGTGAATCTGAACTTCGCATAGCGGAACGAATACTGCCCCGTCGTGAAATTGACGAAGGTCGAAGGATTGGGATCCGCGTCGCTATACGCGATCTCGACGGCAAGACTGCCACTGCTTTCGTTATAGACCCCCAAATCCAAGACGAGATTCGCGTTGAATGAGCGGCCAAGATCGATCACGGGAGAGGTGTAATACCCGGGCGTCGTCACATACGCGCCGTCCCACGTCGAGCCGTCATCCCAATTGCCGCCGTCATCCCACCCGCCGTCTGTTTTGACGGATACGGTCTGACGGTTATAGGCGGGGTTGTAGTCGTTCGTATAAATGAGTTCGGCGTCACCCGAAACGATGCCGTTAAATAGATCCTCGAGCGTGAGGACGATATTCTGCTGGGGAACGTTCGTAATCACGATTCCGGCGTTTGAAGCGTTTAGAGAATAAATGCCGGACGTATCGATGGCCTTGATGAGGTAATTTTTCGTTCCTGCCGTAAGCGAGAAAAGATCATATGCAAGGCCCGTGATGTTGGTCGCGATCACAACCGCCGTATTCCACGACGCACCTTCCCTCAACTCGTAGCCGTAAGCGTCGGGATCCGGAATTTCGTTCCACGCGAAGCGCAAGTGATCTCCCGCGAACGACACGGCGAAACCCGCCACATCGGACGGCGGGGCGAGTTTTCCCAGCGTAGTGAGCGGGCTTGATTCGGCCGGGTCGCTTATGCGGTCGAACGTCGAAACAGATTTAACGCGAACCGTATAGACTGAATTTTCCGGCACGATGGAATTCACGCGGAAAGTCGCGCCGCTTGTCGTTCCGGCCGCGATCCAGCCTTCGGCGTTTCGTTTGTATTCGATGAGGTAATGGGAAATGAATTGCGTATTGGCTGGCGGCGTCCAAGAAACATCGAGCCAGCCGATCCAGTCCGAAGACGAATTGACGCCGCCTCCTTCGACGATAAGGACGTTCGACGGTGCGGGCGGCGGGGCGAGCGGATTATCAGGACTGCCGTAGTCGTAGAACGTCACGGCTGAGCCATAGTCATCGTTGTAGATCGACGGATTGTATTCGGTCGCCTGAATCTCGAACTCCTGGTTCGGGAATTGCTTGATCTCAAGCACCCGGAACGGCTTATTCGTCCAATTTGGAAGCGCGTGGCTCACGTTTACGATGTCTCCTGCGTCGAGCGGTAAGGCCTTGATGTTTGTCCTGAACACGCACGTCAAAGGCGTGTAGGCCGTTTCTTTGAGAAGGATGGTCGCAAGCCGCGAGGCCTGCGTGAAGCGTGTGACGGCCAAGAACTCGACTTCGCGCGTGACGATGCCATCGCCGCCTTCGTAAGCCGCGCGTTCGTCCTGCGCGATCTTGTCCTCGGCCAAGGCGTAAACCTTCGTGTAGTTCTGATCCGGGTCGATGTACTGGAACTTGATGCGGTTGGGGTTGTCGTCTTTGGAGTGCTTCGAATACGCAAAACTCCCCTTCAAGATGTTATGAAGCGAGCCGTTCTGCCCGTCATCGAAATTCATGACAGATCCTTCCGGCTTTCTGACCTTCAAGACATACTTGCCCTGGCTCTGAATGAGAAAACCGCCAAACGTGGGCGTGAGTTCGTTGATGATGTCCGTCGCCGGACGCCGCGCGTCGAGCGCGTAGTTCAAGACGTAGCGCTTCTGCACCCCGCCTTGATTGTCCGAAACGAGCGCGTTGCAGTATTCGGCCACCGCTCCGAAACTCGCGTCGTCGATTTCGTTTTCGAGCACCCCTATGCCGTTAAACGAGTCGGTGAGAATATCGCGGATGATCTCCGCCGGGTTGTCGCTCCACGCCTTCGCGCCTGAAAAACTCTGCGTTCCCGTGTCCCAAGTTTTGACCTTCTTGCCGCGAACGATCATCGTCACGGTGACATCACCCCTTAGCTTTTCGTCGGCTCTTTGAGTCATGAGAACCTTCGCCGTTCCGCGCCACGCGTAATCGACTTTTCCCGTACAGCGCGAATCGATCGGATCCGTCTGAAGCCCCGGGTAATCCGTATAAGTGTTATTCGCGTGAACGACTTTCGTGGCCTGCCATGACGTGCCGGTGTTTCCGTCGATCACTTTCCCTGCCTCATGATCCGTGTCCTCGAAATTCGCAAACGCCGTCTTTCCGGCCGCTTCGTTCGCGCCTCCCGACGTGACGCGCAGTTCGATCTCGCTTACCGACAAAACACCCGCATCAAGCCCAGCACCGACCGACAAAATTCTCCAGTAGCGGAAAGCCAACGTGTTCGAGAAGGAAAACGTTTGAAGTCCCGAAGAATTACCTGTCGCCGAATGAAGATCCTTCCATGACACCCCGTCGTGAGAGGCCTGAATCACAAAATCCGCAAATCCTTGAGATCCCTGATTGATTTTGACTTCGGTGATCGCTTTTCGGCCGGTTGCTCCGAGGTCGACCGCGATCCATTGCCCCTTCGTTCCGACCATGAGATCGTTGAACCGAAGGTCATAAATCCGGTCAATTTCTCCGACGCATACCCCGAGTGCCCGAGCTACTTCCTCGCCGCCTTCGGGCGGGTCCTGCCAAAGGTAATTTCCAGCGTATTTCACCTCGCCGTAAATCGTGGGGAGCGGAATCTCGCTTGAAACGGTGTTCTGCAGGGGCCCGAAGCCATAGCGCGGCGACGAGTCGCCTACTGTGCCGAAGCTCGGCGTCTTGGGCTTTTGACTCCCACCGAATAACGACGTGGCGATATACGAGATGCCGTAACTCACCACCGTCGAAACGACGACGCTGACTATTGCGGGGATAGCTGCGGGCATAACCTTATTCCAAATTTAAAACGCCGTTCGAACTCTTCCCAGATCGGCTGGATGTGGGAGGACTTCACGCGCTCGTTTGTCGTGAGAAGCTTTTTGCCTTTTAAGAAAATCCCCATGTAGACCACGATATTTTTGACTTCAAAACACGCGACGTCATGCTCGGCCAGTTCCGCGAAGTTCCATACCATGCGATTTTTCACTTTGGCCGCCGCGTCGATGATCCCCCTTTGGTAGCGGCTCCGCGCGTCCGTGTCTTTTTCCCAGCCGCGCTCGACCGGCTTTCCGTCGTTGTCGGGCAAATCGATTCCGTACTGCTCTCTGAAAAAAAGCGTGACGAGGCCGATGCAGTCGAGCCCGCTTAAGTCGCGGCCGTTTAACTTGTACGGAATTCCTACATAACGCTCTTCCGTCATCGCCTCACGAGCTCCTGCGGAATTGTGTCAAAGCCGCCAAAATTGATCTTGTTGTTGAAACGGTTGAGACAAGCCGCGGGCGATTTATCGCATCCACGGTAAACGTGAATCGTCACACCTGAAGCGGGCGCTTGCGTGAAGCCGAATTGGACGGTCACTTGTCCGGACTGACTCGCCACGACGCGTCTTTTTTGGCCTGCGAGAGGCCCGCTCATAATGTGAAGCTCGCCGTCCAAAAAGTAATCGGCGGCTTCGGTAAAATCCGAACTTTGAATCTCCGTTTGCGTCGACCCCGCGCCGGTCGTCTTCACCTTCTTGTTATCCGAAGCATTGATGTCTACCGTGCAACCGGCGTCTCCGAACTTGCGGTTACAAAGAAGCTGGTAATGCCATTTGGGGATTTCGATATTGAGACTGCCGATGCTTGAGGTGAG